GGGGGAACTCGCTCCACGGGGTAGTATGTCGGTTCGCGAAGCGGGCGAGACCATGTATGAACTTGCCAAGCGTCGAAGGGGTATGCGCGGCGGCGGCATCATGTCGTTGAGGCGGTAAGCATGGCCCGTTCTCCTTTACCCCGCAGCAACTTTGGTACGAGCGCCCTTGTTGAGCGGCGGAATGAAATACCTACTGTTGACCTTGAGGAAGGACCGGATGCGGAAGTTCTCCTGGAAGACGAGACCGTCATTGAAGCTCCCGGTTTAAACATAGAACTGGAGGAAGATGGTGGGGTTCTGGTTGACTTTGAACCGCGCATGTCGGCTCCCGATACGGGTGATTTTTATGCCAACCTCGCAGATACGCTGGAAGATGGTGTGGCGAGCAGGGTTTCTTCGGAATTGCTGGAGGAGTATGAGTCGAACAAGGACGGGCGTAAGGATTGGGAAGACGCCTATCGCACGGGGTTGGAGCTTCTAGGATTTAAGTACGAAGACCGGACGGAACCTTTCCGTGGCGCAACGGGTGTGACGCATCCTTTATTGGCGGAAGCGGTTACGCAATTTCAGGCGCAGGCTTTCGGTGAACTTCTTCCGGCTGGGGGTCCGGTACGGACGGAGATTATAGGTAAAGTCACGCCGGAGGTCGAAGATCAGGCGGATCGCGTCAGGCACTTTATGAATTATCAGATTACGTGCGTGATGAAGGAATACACGCCTGAATTCGACCAGATGCTGTTCTATCTCCCGTTATCCGGGTCTACATTTAAGAAGGTTTACTATGACGAGTTCCTGGGGAGGGCCGTAAGTAAATTTGTTCCAGCAGAGCAGCTTATCGTGCCGTATACGGCTACGGATTTGGAGACGGCGGAAAACGTAACGCATGTGATCCAGATCACAGAGAACGCATTACGTAAGAAGCAGGTGGCAGGTTTTTACAGCGACGTAGAGGTTTCAGCGTCACAGACGGAGCCTTCACAAGTCAAAGAGGAAATGGACGAGATTTCCGGGGTAGAACCGACATATCTGGATAGAGACATTACTTTATTGGAATGCCATGTCGATCTGGACTTGGAAGGCTATGAGGACACGGATGGGGAGGGCGAACCCACAGGTATCAAGCTTCCTTATATTGTTACGGTTACAGAAAGTAATGGAAAACTTTTAAGCATCCGCCGCAATTATAACCCAGACGACGAAACATATAAAAAGAACCAATATTTCGTTCATTTCAAGTTTTTGCCTGGGTTTGGGTTCTACGGCCTTGGTTTAATCCACATGATTGGTGGGTTGAGCCGCACGGCTACCGCAGCCCTTCGCCAGCTTATCGACGCGGGTACATTGGCTAACTTGCCTGCTGGCTTTAAAGCGCGGGGTCTTCGCATACGGAACGACGACGATCCGTTATCGCCAGGGGAATTCCGTGACGTGGACGCACCAGGAGGTGCTATTCGTGATTCGTTGATGCTGCTTCCGTATAAGGGTGCGGATCAAACGTTGTTCCAGTTGATGGGTTTTTGTGTGGATGCGGGGCGTCGATTTGCGGCGGTATCCGACATTCAAGTAGGTGACGGAAATCAACAAGCCGCAGTCGGTACGACCATTGCTCTTTTGGAGCAAGGCGCAAAAGTTATGTCGGCCATACACAAACGGTTGTTCTATGCTCAGAAAGAAGAGTTTGTATTATTGGCGGATGTTTTCGGTCAGTCGCTGCCGCCGGAGTATCCGTACAATGTAGTCGGTGGCGAACGCACCATTAAGGCAGAGGATTTTGACGAGCGGGTTGACGTAATTCCTGTAGCAGATCCCAACATATTCTCCATGTCGCAACGGGTTACGCTGGCGCAGACAGAACTTCAGTTGGCGCAGTCGGCTCCCGATTTGCACAACATGCACGAAGCTTACCGCCGGATGTATAAAGCAATAGGCATCAAAGAAGTAGACGCGGTATTGAAGCCTGTAGAAGGGGGAGACCCAACGCCGAAAGATCCCGCAGTTGAAAATTCAGACTCTTTGGACAACTTACCTTTAGTAGCTTTTGAAGGACAAAACCATGACGCACACATTATGGCGCATTTGGTTTTCGGATCTTCAGGAATGGTTATGCAAATTCCTTCGGTGGCTATGGCCCTTCAGAAACACGTCATGGAACACGTGTCTATAAAGGCGAAGGAGCAGGTTTCGGCGGCAATGATGCAGCAACTTCAAGGTCAGCAACCGTCACAAGAACAAATGATGCAAGCGGAAGGACAGGTGGCGCAACTTATTGCAGAAGGTATGCAACAGGTTAAGCAGCTTAGTTCTCAGATTAGCGGTCAAGATCAAGCGGATCCGTTGATCGCGTTGAAGGAACAGGACTTGCAGATCAGGGCTCAAAGAGATGCTGCGGAAAATCAGATGGATCAACAGCGGTTGCAACTGGACCAACAAAAAGCCGCTATGACGGCGGAGTTGGGTCAGGATAGAATTCAATCCTCAGAAGATATTGCAGCGGCTCGTATAAAAGCGGCCCGCGAGCGCGAAATTATGAAACAACAGCAGCAAGGTTAGGAAACGACATGGCAAGTGAAAAAGGATCTCCCGGCGTTATACGCAAAGGTGAAGTCATAAAAGGTCAGGGTTTTGTTCCTTATAACCCTCCGCAGGAAGAAGCTACCCCTAATGTTTCAAAAGGCACTGTGACTTCCGGAACAAGTCGCGGTATGGGCGATGCGGAACGCGGCGGGAAGTTTAAAATCTGCTAGGCTTCCGTATGGCTCAGAAGAAATTACAGAGCGACAGTCAGCACGATGACTTGGACATTGACGGTGACGGCATTGTGTCCGACAAGGAATTGGCGTTAGCGGAAGTTCTCAACAAGCATGAGAAGGCGGATGCCCAGCGTCAGATGGCGTGGGTTGCCATGATTTCTATGATTGTGTTTACGCTTATGGTGTTTTTGCCGATCTTCCCGGATGGACGGATCAAGGCGCTGTCCGACTTGTTTGGCTTGTTTTACATTGGTCAAGCGGGTGTGGTGGGTGCGTACATGGGGATGACCGCCTATATGAACGGGAAGAAATGAGCTAAGAAAGGTCTGGAAAGATGGGTGGTCTAGAGTACTGGATCGTCACTATCGGAGCTAAGACATGCTGTATCGCAGCGAGTGGATGCGGCGGCGCAGCTAATGCCCTCACGAAAAAAGCGTATAATTTTGATGGCTTGAAAGATATTCTGGTTGCCATCATTGTGGGCTGGATAGCGGCTGAATTTTTTATTCCAGCGATTATGAAGCATTGGGTGCTTGAAGTGGTTTGGGGACCGGCGATAGCTTTTATGATAGGATACAGCGGAATACGGTTATTACCCGTCATCGAAGGCCGAATGAAACGCTTTATCGAAAGCGACGGCGGAATACGCCAGACGGAATCTGAGATCACCCAACGCCGTCTCCGTGAGGCACTGTTGAGCGATGAAGGAATGGAGTGGCTAATTGAAAAGGAAGATCTAATCAAGGCTGCGAGAGACGAGAAGGAGAAGAAAAAATGAACTATTTGAAAGCGCATTGGAAGTGCATGGCGGGCGGGTTCGTTGCTGGTTTGCTCGTCGCGGCGCTGCTCTTCAATTGAGCCAGACCTGTGGTGACCCCCAATGGAACCCATAAGTGCCACATTAGCGGTGATCGCTGCCGCGAAGCAGGCGGTAAATGCCGCTAACAGTATCAAGGATATAGGAAATTCCTTGGAAAAACTGTTCTCCTCGCACGAGGGGGAAGAGAAAACGAAAAAGCGGCAGGTCGCCAAAACACGGCGGCAGCAGATCTTGAGAATGCGTAGTGGCGATGAAGACTATGATGATGAGACTTCTATTTCTTCCGTGGCAAATAAAGTTATCGAAGAGAAGAACACGGCCTTGGAATTGAAGGCATTAGCTGACGAAATCGATAAAAAGTGGGGGCAGGGAACTTGGTCCCAGATTATTGATCAGCGTCAGAAGTTGCTGAAGGAGAAGGCCGAAGCGGCCAAGGTTGCTAAAGAAAAGGCCCGTCAAAAGAAGGCGGATGATAAAGTGTTCTGGCATAAAGTACTGGTTGAGTCTGGCAAGGTGGTGTTTTTACTTTGCGTCATTAGTGGCATTGGCTGGTTTTTATACTACGCATCCACCGTACCAAAAGGCCGGTAATCGAATGGAGTTAACTGCCGCGCATGCCATGCAATTTGTTATGCTAGTCGGCACCATTGCTGGGGGATATGCTGTGGTGAAGAGTCAGCTATCACGGGTGATAGAAGACTTAGAAGAACACATCAGGCGAACCGAAGACCATAAGACAAAGTTTGATGCACGGCTTGATGACGCGGAGTCGCAACGGGCTGTTTTTGTCAGCCAG